ATAGATATTGCTAATTATGGGATAATTGGTCTTTTAGTAGGCCGTAATAAATGGAAAAAATAATTTGGCTAAAAAAATCCCAAATATAGTTAAGGAGATTCGTTTAAATCCTCCTCAAGAAATCAACTTTGCCTACCAGAAAAACATTTCTTATTCGCAAATGTCTATATTTCGTAGTTGCCCTCATAGATGGAAATTACAGTATAAAGACAAAATAAAAAGATTTACTTCTTCTATACACACAGTATTTGGTACTGCTATACATGAAGTAATGCAGCACTATTTAGATGTAATGTATGAAAAAAGTGGGGCGTATGCTGATAGAGAAATAGATATTAAAGAATTATTCCATCAAAAATTTATAGAAGAATACCAAACTCAATATAAAAAAAATAATAATGAGCATTTTTCAGACGCTTCTGAGATGAGAGAGTTTTTTGAAGATGGGGTTAATATATTAGATTGGTTTAAGAAAAAACGTAGTAGATATTTTTCTAAAAAAGGAACATATTTAGTAGGCTGTGAAATACCTATTGTAATAGCGCCAAATAAAATGTATAATAACGTATTATACATGGGGTATTTAGATGTTGTCACATATAATGAAAATACTAATACCTTTAAGATAATAGACATAAAAACAAGTACCAAAGGATGGAATGATTATTCTAAAAAAGATGAAAATAAACAATTCCAACTATTATTATATAAACAATATTTTTCAGAACAATATGGTATACCTTTAGATAATATAGAAATTGAATTTTTTATTGTTAAAAGAAAAGTATTAGATATTAATGATGAAAAACTTATGTCACCTTATCAGGCTCATAGAGTACAAACATTTACTCCACCTAGTGGAAAAATTAAGTTAGGAAGAGCAAAAAAAGCTATGAATAGTTTTATAAATGAATGTTTTAATTCAAATGGAGAAATAAAAGATATAGAATATCCTAAGTCTGTTTCTAAATGGAACTGTACTTTTTGTCCTTATAAAGAGGATAAAGAAAATTGTGGGGAAGGTATAATTTACTAACCTCTGTATATATTTATATTAAATAATGTTATTAAAATAAAGATTATGAACGTAAAAAAAGAAATGACACTTACCAGTGTTAAAGTCAAAAGTAATTTGTTTGAAAATTTTAAAATTGAATGTGTAAAAAGAAAATTTTCATTTCAAAAACTATCTGATAGAGCTATTTATTTATATCTTACAGATGAAAATTTTAGAAGACAAATTACAAATCAAACAGACTTAGAACTTTAAACCTAAAAATTAATGAATAAGAGTTTTAAATATCTTCCAAAAGATAAAAGGAAGAAAATATTATTAATCTGTGATGATATTAGAGTACATTCTGGAGTTGCAACAGTTGCAAAAGAAATAGTAGTACATACTGCTCATCATTTTAATTGGTGCCAAATAGCAGGTGCTATTAAACACCCAGAATCAGGAAAAAGATTAGATTTATCCCAAGATACTAATAAAATATCAAAAATTGATGATTCTCATGTATTTTTATACCCCGCCAATGGTTATGGTGATATAAAATTAGTTAGAGAAATTATTAATATTGAAAAACCTGATGCTATATTATTAATAACAGACCCTAGATATTTTACTTGGTTATTTAATGCTGAAAACGAAATTAGAACAAAAATTCCAATTTCTTATTTAAATATTTGGGATGATTACCCAGCACCCTTGTATAATAAAGCATATTATGAATCTTGTGATTTATTAATGGGTATATCTAAACAAACTGTTAATATTAATAAAATAGTATTAGGAAAATCTGGAAAAAATAAAATATTTAAATATATCCCACATGGGTTAAATTCTAATGTTTATAAACCTTTAAAAGAAGGTGATGAAGAATATACTAAAATGTTAGAGTTTAAAAAAAATATATTTAAAGATAAAAACCCTAGTTTTGTAGCATTTTTTAATTCTAGGAATATTAGAAGAAAACAAATTCCTGATACTATGTTAGCCTTTAGAGGATTCTTAGATACTTTACCTAAAGAAGAATCTAAAAATTGTTATATGATATTACATACTGAGGCAGTTACAAATCATGGAACAGATTTAGAAAAAGTTAGAGAATATTTATTTGAAGAAAATTATAAAGATAATATAATATTTTCTCACTCAAAACTTACTATTAATCAATTAAATTATTATTATAATATAGCAGATGTTCAAATGTTATTAACTTCTAATGAAGGTTGGGGGTTATCATTAACTGAAGCTATATTAGCAGGAACTCCTATTATAGCTAATGTTACTGGGGGAATGCAAGATCAAATGAGATTTGAAGATAAAAAAGGTAATTGGATTAATTTTGATAGTAATTTTCCATCTAATCATAAAGGCACTTATAAAAAACATGGAAAGTGGGCTTTCCCGTGTTATCCAACTTCTAGATCAATACAGGGTTCACCTGCAACCCCTTATATCTATGATGACAGGTGTAGATGGGAAGATGCTACTGAAAGGTTAGTAGAAGTGTATAAATTAGGAAGAATTAAAAGAAAAAAATTAGGTCTAAAAGGAAGAAAATGGGCATTGTCTGATGAAGCTGGATTCACACATGAACATCAGGCATATAGAGTAATGGAAGCATTTACAGAATTATTTAGTACTTGGAAACCTAGAGAAAAATATGAACTAATAAATACCAATGAGTATAAAGGTAAATTTTTAACCCATAAATTGTTATATTAATGAGTAAACCAAGATTTGTCATATCATGTCCCTTTGATACCTATTCAGGATATGGGGCACGTAGTAGAGATTTAGTAAAAGCTATTATTGAATTAGAAAAATATAAAGTAGAACTATTACCCCAAAGGTGGGGGGGTACTGCTTGGGGTTTTTGTAACGATCACCCTGAATGGAAGTTTTTAATGGCTCATACTTGCAAACCAGATTGGAATAAAACACAACCTGAGATTTGGATGCAAATATCAATTCCTAATGAATTTCAACGTATAGGAAAATATAATATAGGATGTACTGCTGGTATTGAATCTACAATGTGTAAAGCAGAATGGATTGAAGGGGTTAATAGGATAGATGAAACTTGGGTTTCTTCTAATCATGCTAAAAAAGTATTTGAAAGTACTATATATGATAGAAAAAATAAAATAACACAACAAGTAGAAGGTAAATTAAAAATTGAAAAACCAATTCATGTTGTATTTGAAGGGGCAAATTTAGATATCTATAAAAAAATTCCTTCATCAAAAATTAAAAATATTAATTTAGATCAAATAAAAGAATCATTTTGTTTTTTATTTGTAGGACATTGGATGCAAGGAGAATTTGGACATGATAGAAAAAATGTATCTTTGTTAATAAAAGCTTTTTTTGAAACATTTAAGAACCAATTAAACCCTCCTGCATTAATATTAAAAGCTTCAAATGGTGTTTCTTCTTATATGAGTAGAGAAGATTTATTAGATAGAATATTAAAAATCAGAAAAACTGTTAAAGGTAATAAAGCTAGTGTTTATTTATTAAATGGGGATTTAACCGATAGTGAAATGAATGAGTTATATAATCACCCTAAAGTAAAATCAATGGTAAGTTTAACTAAGGGTGAAGGATTTGGTAGACCTTTATTAGAATTTAGTTTAACAGGAAAACCTATTATGGTTTCTGGTTGGTCAGGACATACTGATTTTTTACATCCTAAATATAATTTTTTACTTCCTGGAAAATTAGAAAAAATACACCCTAGCGCTGCTAACCAATGGTTAATAGCAGAATCTAGTTGGTTTAAACCTGATGAACCCCATATTGGTTCTTCATTAAAAGAAATTTTTAAGAATTATAGAAAAGTACTTAAGAAAACTACTAAACAAAGCCAACATGCTAAAAATAAATTTAGTTTTAATAAAATGAAAAAGTTAATTAGTAATTTACTTACTTCTAACCTTCCATACTTTCCAAAACAAGTAGAACTTAACATACCTAAAATTAGTCTTCCTAAATTAAAAAAAGTAAAATAATATGAATTTTGATACATTAAAAGAATGTTCTAGATGTGGGTCTGATGCCTGCTATAGTCAAGAAGTAACTAAAGATGTTACTATTGAATTGTGTTATGGTTGTGGGTTTCAATCAAACTCTATTATGGTTAGTGGAAGTGAATTTCTTATAGAACAAATGGGATTATTACCTGAATTGCATAAAGAATTAATGGATGAAGAAGAAGATTCGGGTAAAATTTGGATGCCTACTACAATTAATTTAGAAGATAAGGGAATGGTATTCGCTGATGGTACATCAAAAAATAATTGGAGATGGGCTGGAGTTAAAGCTGTCCCTATTAAGGATGAAGAAAAAGAAAAATATAAAGATAAAAAGTTTAAACCCGATATGTCTACTATACAACATTTTGAAGAACGTGATTTTATGGAAGCTCTTTCTTATATTGGGGTATTACCTAGTTAAATTATGAAAATAAGTTATGCCGTTACTGTTTGTAATGAATTTATAGAAATTCAAAAATTAGTTAACTTCCTTAGAAAAAATAAAAGACAACAAGATGAAGTAGTAATACTTTATGACCAAAAAAATGGAAATGAAGAAATAGCTAGTTGGCTTACTAAACAAAATAAATACCCTAATATTCAGTTTTGGAGAGGATTAGATTTTAATAATCATTTTGCTGACTGGAAAAACCAACTTACAGAATACTGTAATGGGGATTATATATTTCAAATTGATGCTGATGAAATGCCTAATGAATTATTATTAATTAATCTTCCAGTTATATTAGAATGCAACCCTGACAATGAAGTTTATTTAGTACCTAGAGTTAATACCGTAGAAGGATTAACTCAGGAACATATTACAAAATGGAGATGGAATATAAATGATAAAGGTTGGGTCAATTGGCCTGATTATCAATGGAGAGTATGGAAAAATAAACCTGAAATAAAATGGGTTAATAAAGTACATGAAAAATTAGAAGGGTTTAAAACTTATGCTGCTCTACCTCAAGAAGAAGGATTAGCTTTATATCACCCTAAAACAATAAACAAACAAGAAAAACAAAATAAATACTACGATACATTAGCATGAAAAAAACAGCATTACTTCTATTACTATTTACTACTTTAAGCTGGAGTCAAACTTACAAAGAAGAGGGTATTAACATATCCACTAAAGAAGGAATAACTTCTATATACTTTAAAAACGGAAACTCTGATGGGTTTTACTTAGATGGAGTATTTATGGAATCCTATGGGGTATTAAAACTACCAGTAGATCAATTTATACAGTTTATAGAAGACTTATCTAAAATATCTAAAAAATCTGAAGCAAGTTTAGAAAGAGAACTTTATACATTAAATAAATTTGATTTTTCTGAAAACGAAATATTTTTTAATGTTAAAGATAAGATTGGTACTATTACTAGAAAACAGTTGAAAGATTTAATTAAACAAAATAATTTATAATTATGAAAAAAATTTGGTACGCTCCCAATAAATTAGAAGCCTATGGGGAAGAAGAAATAAAAGCTGTTGAACAATGTCTTAGAGATGGATGGTTAGCTGGGTTTGGGCCTCGTTCTATAGAGTTTGAAGAAAAAATTGCTAAAGAATTTGGTAAAAAATATGGAGTATTTGTAAATTCAGGTTCTTCTGCTTGTTTACTAGCAATAGCAGCTTTAGATTTACCTAAAGGAAGCAAAATAATAACACCTGCTTTAACTTTTTCAACAACATTAGCTCCTATTATACAATTAGGATATGAACCTATTTTTATAGATTCTAATTTAACATCTTATGTTCCTGACATTAGTGATATATTAGATGCAATAACACCTGATACTAAAGCAATTATGGTTCCTAATTTAATTGGGAATAAACCAGATTGGGATAAATTAAAAAGGTATTTAATAGAAATTAATAGAGAAGATATTTTTATTATTGAAGATTCAGCAGATACTGTAACTTATACAAAAGAATCAGATGTTTCAACAACAAGTTTTTATGCTTCTCATGTTATTACTGCTGGTGGAATGGGAGGAATGGTAATGTTTAATGATAAAAAACATGTAAAAAAAGCATTACAGTATAGAGATTGGGGCCGTATAGGAGATAACAGTGAAAACATGGATGAAAGATTTGCACATGATGTTGATGGTTTACCATATGATTACAAATTTTTATATGGTGTATTAGGATATAATATGAAATGTAGTGAAATGAGTGCAGCATTTGGTTTAGTACAACTAGAACGTTTTCAAACATTTAAACAAAAACGTAGAGATAATATTGAACGTTATTTAGAAAATCTTAAAGATGTTAAAGAATTAATATTACCTAATGATAGTATTAAACCTAATTGGTTAGCAATACCACTTCAAACGGAACGTAGATTAGAATTATTAAATTTTTTAGAAGATAATAATATTCAAACAAGAGTTACATTTGCGGGCAATGTTACTAGACACCCAGTTTATAGAAAATATTTACAAGATTTTAAAAATGCAGACCTAGTAATGAAAAATGGTTTTTTATTAGGTGCTCATCATGGTATGAATTTAGAAGATGTTGATTATGTTTGTGATAAAATAAAAACTTTTTTTAATAAATGATTAAATATTATTCCAAAGTAAACCCTAAAAAACTGCTACATATGGTAGTAAGAAAAGAAGATCTAAAACCTGGTAGAAAAGATATAGTTCCAGAAGAACATTTTATACAATGTTCTCATCTTAATATGGAAAAAGGTAAAACTTTTAAACCTCATAAACATATATTTAAAAACAGAAGAAGAAATGTTATTGCTCAGGAAAGTTGGATAGTAATTCAAGGTAAAGTTAAATGTATATTTTATGATTTAGATGATACTATATTAGTAGAACCTATATTAGAACAAGGTGATGCCTCTTTTACATTAGAAGGAGGACATAATTATGAAATCCTTGAAAATGATACTCTAGTTTATGAATATAAAACAGGGCCGTATGAAGGTAAGGCTTTAG